AGAGACTCGTCATATCCCATCAGTCGTTTGAATAGAAGATACGAATATTCTATTTTATACATCCTTTTAAGCATAGACCTTCGTCTGTACCTAAAAGGATAAATATTATAGAATGTGAGGGCAGCTTCTAGCCAAGTTGTAACAGGACTCCATCCTTTATTATAAGAATCATTAAGTAAATCAAAGAATCCAAAATAAGATTTGGATCCACTTAATGCTCCTTTAATAGAGAATGGAGATAATTCACCTAGTGGGGTAAAAATTCGTTTTGCAAACTCAAATAGTGATTTACCTATATGAGACTTTTGCATCTGAATTTCCATCCCAATGAGGGAAATTATTTCCTGATACTTCTCCGCCAGTCTGTCATCGTAAATGACAATATCATCACCAAGTAATTTATATTTAGCTGATCTCCAAGAGATACCAATTTCTTGGCAGCAAACATAAATTAAGAAGTGATGACATAAAGTGGTTAATGGCCAAGAAGTATAGAAACCCATGGGATTACCAACATTATATCTAATGTTGTTAAGTAGTCCTTTAGGGCTTTTATACTCGAAGCTATAACCATTTATGATGTCATACCACGCTATAGCTTTGGAATGTCCGTACGCACAAGTTAGTAACCCAACTAATATCTTAATTGGTAGTCTATCTGTGAATGCTTTCAAATCAAAACTATAGTATGTTCTATTAGAATCGAAAGATAATTCCTTTAAACCAAATCCTTGGTTAAAGGTCTGATCTTGAGGAATAGATTTCAACACAATATTAAGGTAATTGTGAAGAGGTCTAAGACTAGTTTGAGACCAATAGTCTCCTATTGCTATCAAACGAGTTTTACCTTCCGAATCAGGAATTGCGACCAAACGTCTGAATGTGGAATTGCTTCCATAAACAGGTTGGTTCATAATTTCTGATAATTCTAATAAATGACGATGACAGGTACCCATCTTTTCTGAAAGTGTAGAGCCACTGAAAGCCAAGATTGAATTAGCTAAAGATTCAGGAATATTCACTAAATCTTGAAGACAGCTAACTAAAGCTTGGTTTCCAGTTGGCCCCGACTTTGTTGTAAGATGATACCCTTCCCACGAAGGAAATAGAAGTGTATTACCATTTTTAAGTTTTCGAGGAAGTCTTTTACAGACAGCCTTTAGAAAACCGGGAATATACTTAAAGATCCACTCGTAATATTGACCCGAAAAGGGAGACGTAACAGTCTCCAGTTCAGGATCAAGAGGAAGGTTAAACCGTCTAAGACTATACAAAAGGGTAATAATAAACTTAATTTCTAGTTTATCATTATTCCTAATGAACGGAATTAGACCACCAAGCTTCTTAGGAAGACCGTCATGAGTCATTCCAGATTCCACCAGGATATTTCCTGAGAGAAACTGAAGGACCTTTAGACGATCACTCTTAATTCGCTTGATGGTTGTTTTTAATCCTTTATTCAAATAAATGTGTTGAATGAACCACATATACCTGACTGAAGGATTCCAAACATCGGTACATATACCGTAAGTTGAGATTAGCCATTTTAACAAGTGGCGTACTTGGATGTTAAACAGTTTACTCTGTGAACTTGTTTTGCGTCTAGCACTCGACGTACTCCGCACAGAACCCATTTGCTGGGCTAAAACCCGGCCATAGGGCCGATTCAAGAAAGTGATTAAAATCATTTCCGAGAATCTCTAAGTGTGAAGTATTCGCATAAAATGGCAAGTATTAATATTATTAAGAAAGTCATTTATGTTTGGTATATTTTATCTTAAAACCAACAAGGTAGAGGCAATAACATATCGATTCAAAAGATTATTTCACTTTTGATGACCATATGAAACTGCATACACTTAAAGGACTAAGAGGGTACGACCCCGAGTTTTCAAAACTCTGGTTTACCTTAGCAACTAACAATTGCTTGTTT